TGCGTTAAGGTAAATATCCGAGCCTGTAACGGATACGGGTTGGAATGAAACCGCTGTACCGTCAGAGTAGAGATAGCTGTCAGCCACTTGGGCCGGTAGAACAGCAGTAATGCCCGATGCGTTCAGAATTGCGGCCTGCACCATTGAAGTAGTAGCCAGTAAGAAATTGCTGTTACTGGTTGCTGCGTAGCTGATTCCAGTGATGCTGGGCAGCGTCATCTGAATCGTGTACTTGATCAGCCTGATGTGATCATCGCCCTCGCTTTTGAGGTCAGACGCAGCGGGTTTTGCGCTGTCTAGCTGGCTAATGTTGGTTGCTGCTTCTACGGCCATTTTTAGCGCCTTGGTTTGATTTGTAGTGAGCCGGTGACGGGCTGGCCCTTGCGTTCTGTTGACCTGCGAACCGAGTCAATTAGCGACGCAACCAAAGGCGCAAGCATTCCCACTTGTTCCTGGTCGCGTATCCATTTAGCAGCCTCTAGACAAGTCGCGTAGAAATACAAGTCAGGCGCGTTTGTCAAAAGCCAATTGGTTTCGTTTGAATCACTCAGAGCCGCAATGTTTGGCACGTAGTACAGCGTGTACGCCTGTCCCGTAGATGCACCCCAGATGCGCAGTTTGTTGTTCTCAAGCGCGTACTGCTCTGGGTAGGCTTGGCCTGTTGGCGTGTAGTCCTGCGCTTTGTAGTCAAGCGACCATTCAGAACTGTTCGCCGTGATCGTGACGCGAAGCACAGAGCCAAAGTCTGTAGGAAGCGTGCCGTATTCGCCTGTGGTGGTGCCAGCAACAGAAATTGCAAGCGCCTTGATGTTTGGCAACTCACGAAAAATAGTCGCCTCTGCAAGCGCAACAAACCCCGGCATTTTTGCCGTTAGGTCTGTCCGGTGCAGGTAGTCTGCAACGTCAGTTTTTAGCGTTGCAAAGGTCATTTGAGGAACTTGTCAAAAGTAACTAGCTTGGGGTTGTCACGCAGCCAGGAAAGAATTTGATGCTTGCGTTCCTCGGCGCTTTGGTAGGTCGTGTTGATGCGGGTCAACTCGGCCATTGGGATGATTCCAACGAAGTGACCGTCACCCCAGCGATGCCCCTCAGAAGCAACACGCGCTTGGTGCGCGGCTTCGATCAATGGCGTTGCGTCGTAGGTCTGCTTTGTGATAACTGCATCGTCTTCAATACGAATATCGCGGGAGATTCCGTATTCGTTTGCAGATTCGATGATGTGAAAATCGTCTTGCACAGCGTCCTCTCGACGTTAATGAATTGGGAGGGGCTTTGCACCCCATTGGCCCCCACTACGCAGGGGACTAGCTCGGCCACTCGATTAAGGCGTCAGGTTGGTGATCTTTGCCTGAGCAGTCGGGGCGCGAACGGCCAAACATGCATCAGCAGTAATCAGAACCTTGTCGCTGTCACCAGTCTTAGCTAAGTCGGTGGTTTTGAAGCCATCCAAGAAAGCCAAGTCAATGTAATCGCTGTTCAGCACATAGGCTGTATCAGAGCCTGCCATCAGGTAGTGAGGAACCACAGTCAAGCCGCCGAAATCGGACAGGTAGACCTCGGCACCACCCACAATGGTTGCTTGAGAGTTCTTGCCAGACTTCACATCAATGCGGTTTTGGGCCACAGATGCGAAGGCAGAGAACAGTGACTTATGGTTAGGCGACACAACCAAGGTTTCAGCGAACTGCCCCGAAGTTGTGAAGATGTTCTGACAAGCTGTGTCCAGCAGGGTCTTTGTGAAGGTACGGTTAGTACCCGCAGTAATGGCCGCTGTAGGAGCGCCAGAAGTCCATGCAGCAGTAGCGCCTGCGCCGTTGTGCAATGGATTGGAAATACACTGCACACCCAAGCCACCAGACTGACCGGCAACAGAGGTTGTAGCGGCGATTGCTACTTGGGTTGGCGAAACGATCATCGCTTCGATGTTGCGCTTCAACTCAAGCATTTTCTTGCCCTTGAGATACGCCATTTCAGCGCCTCGGCCTGCCTTCTTCACGATGTTGGCGCGGCGAGAAACGCCCACCGAACCGTTGAAGATTTGCAGGTGGTTGCCCAGACGAACAGTTGCTGTCTGAGAGTCCAGTGTCACATCGTCACCGTCGATCATCTTGTTCGATGCCGAGGCTGAGCCGAGAACGTCGGTCTGCCATTCGTGGAAGTCAGTAACCGCAGTAGTGCGGCCAAAGGACGAGGACAACGGCACTTCAGAAGGCGAAGTGTTGTAGATTTTGTCCATCAGGTCTTCGCGGTTGCCCTTGAGAGAAGCCTTTTGATACAGGTTGGTTGGGACTGCCATTTTTAATGCTCCGGTTACCGCAGATATGCGGCTAAGTCATTGAGTTTTGCCCTGCCCGACTTGAATTTGTTTTCAAGTGTTGAGTCCAGGCGCGTCGTTTTTTTGGTCTGTCGATTCGGCATCTGTGGCGCTTCGGTTACCTTCCGGGTAACGTCTGCTTTCTGCGACTTCAAAGCCTGATACGCTTGCGCATCGCGCATCATTCGGACTAGTCGGTGGTCGTACACGTTGCCAAGTTCTTCTTGCGTGAACCCATAGGACTTGCTCACGCCGTCGTAAATCTTGGCAAGCGCAGGCTTATCAATCTTTTCCTTCGCCAACACTTCCCATGTTTGATGAAATTGCTGTTGAAGCGATTGCGCCCGTTGTGCTTCGGCCTCCTGTGCTGCGCGTGCCGCCACCCATGCCGCAGGGTCTGAGTGCGCCAATTGCGCCATTTCATCGCCTGTTTTGAGTCCCGCCATCTGCACCAGTGCTGCGCGAGTTACCTCGGCTTGGCTCAGATACTGATTGCGAATCTCGTCATGTTTGGTTTTCAAGAAACTAACCGCCTGAGACTCCCGCTCGGCTAGAGCTTGCGTCTTTTTGGTGTAGTCCTTTTGGCGTAGATACGAGGCTGCGAGTTCTTCGGTGGATGCCTCCACTGTTTCTTCGGTGCCGTCTTCGCCTTTCACCTTGAAGGTGATTTTTTCAACGGGTGCAGGTTCATCAGCCTCTTCCAAGACCTCTTCATCCTGTTCGCTGTTTGCTTCCTCGTCCGTGTCGCTCTCGGCGGTGGATTCGTCAGCGGGGTTTGTTTCTATCTCTTCTGTGGATTCCTCTTCAGGAGTGTCCGAGAGAAAAGAAACGAGGTCGTTTAGTCCACCTGATTCGGGTGCTGTTTCAGCTTGTCCGTCCATTGGGGGCCTTTGTCAAATTCCCTCGCTCGCGGTACTAGGAGGGAGTGCGGCGCATCGCTGCGTTCGCTAATAGCTAAGTACCTAGCCTGTGACCTTGCGAACCCATCGCCTAGACGGGTGTTCGTCGCGTAATTCGTTCAAATCCAGCTTGCTCTGCGCCAGCTTGCCGTTCTCGACCATGCCGACCAAAATGCTCTCAAACTTATCAGTGAGCTTTGCCAGTTGCAACAGTAGAACTTGGCCTTCCCGATCACGGATGGGGCAGCTTTTCCACTGGTCTAGCACTGCGGTCTTCATAGCCGCCATTGCGGTCTTGAATGCCGGGTTTTCCAGCACCGTGCTGGCTTCACGCCCCCGCAATACTTCGAACTTTTCATTCATGCGAGCATTATCAAATTTGGTAGAACGCCAGCATGTCCCCGGCTGTCATGCGGGTGGGTTCGGATGTGGGGGTGGTCATGTCACGGTCACTGCGGAAAGGAGCGGCTCTACTTCTGCTGCTAGCAGATCATTTCCCGTGCCGGACTGGTGCGTGCCGTCTGTGCTGGCGTTGTCTTTCCACTTGGCAAGGTTCACGCCGCGCACCGACTGCGGGTCAATGTTGTAATCAATCAACCCGTATTTCAGCCACTGAATCGAGGAAAGGTCAGGGAACGTTGTTGGGTAGGCGCGAACCACTGTTTGCCCAGCTTCGGTGGCAAAGGTTCCAGATGTGCGCGGGAACAGGCCGATCTTTATCAGTTTGTCATACCCGTATGTTCCTTTTGCTGTCTTCCAGTACGTGAAGAAATCAAGCACTGAATTTGTGTTGTTTGTGCCAAATTCGTCCAGAAGTACTCGGCAATACTTGAGGTAAGGCGTCCAATTTGCGGCTGTTGCTGCTGCACCTAGCTGGCTGGCTCCACCCTGCGACATTTCCAACTTAGGCAATCCGAGATTGCGGCATGCCAAGTTGATAAATGTGCCGGTTGTGCCAAGTGTCCCAGTACCCTCAACAATTGAGTCGCCGACCACAAACAAGGTCTTGGGGTCGCCGCTGACAAACTTGCCAACCAGTATTGGCACATAGCTCTGTGTCAACTGTCCGGGGTCTGAGCCAGACAACAATGTGATAACCCCGGTGCCATCAACGTCCGAGAATGACGCCGTGGCCGGGTTGTAGATGCGCCCCCATCCACCAGTCTCTGATTGCCTGGTGCCCACGATGACGTGACCAGCCGTGGTCACAGAGCCCTCTATGCGTACCCAAAATTCGGTATTGGCCGGAAACTCAGTCAAGCCGGTGAATGCGCTGGGCAATATCACATCTGACAACACGGTGGTGTTTGCGCCATCTGCAACTGCAAACGTCCGTGAAGCTGAAACCGTAACAGGTACGAACTCAGCTACCGTTGTCACCCGCTCCAATGAGCATTTAGTGATGTTCAGCGCATTGCCCACCGGAGTGCCGCCAGCCCAGCGAATGTTGGGGAAGTCCAACCGCAACTCAGAGCACGCATGTGCGCCCAGCTTGACGCGGAAACGGCTCTTGAATGTCAGCGCGGGGCCTGCGGTAGTGTTGAGACCCGCTGGCAACCTGTTGTCAACGCTCACTGTTCGCAAAACGCCGGGTGTGGCGGTTGATGCCAACGTTGGCGCTGTCAGAGCTTGCATTTCCGCAACGCTTAGGCGCGTTGGGTAAAAGCGAATGCTCTTGATGTGCCCCGCATTTGTAGTGCCTGTGGTGGCAAGCAATCGAATATCGGAGCCGCTAAATGTAGGCTGCACGCCCACAGTAGTTGCCCCGCCGTTGTTCACGGTGTCAGACGTGACACCAGACCAGGCTATTGCGGTCTTGCCCCGCACGGTAGCGCCCAGCACCGTGTTTGCGCCACTGCCGATGATGGGGCCACTCCAGCAGTCATGTTCTACAACAAAGGTGCCTTGCGCGGTTGTCAGCCATGCGGTGTCATTGAATATCGCAGACTCTGCGGCCTGTGATGCTGTGGCCGCACCTGTTGCCACGTAACCCACGGGGCCGTTTGTGGTGGTCAGCGATGCACCAAAGACTTGGATTCGCTCAGTGGTCAGCGCTGTGTAGTTGCGGCCATCTGGAGCGGTGTTGGCTACCACGCCCAAATGAAACTGCTTATTGCCCGTCGCAACCCATGTGCCAGTGATGGCGAGCATGTAAACGCCGTCCGACATTTTGCGGTAAGTGAAAACGGCATCAGTCATTGCCGCTGTGTCTTCGATTGGCATAAACCCGTCGTTGCCATCCAGCCGGAACGCTACCCGCACGCCGTTATTGTCAAACTCTGCTGCGCACTTTAAGTAGGCAGAGTAGTTCGTAGAGCCAGCGTCCAACTTTGCAAAGATTGACCATGTTTGCCGCACGCCAGAAGTCTGCGAACCGGGCGTTCTGCGTATGGTGTGGTAATTTGCGGTTGCTGTGGCATCAATCCGGCTCAACTGGGTGATTACGCCCGAAGCTGCATCGCCAGCCACGGCTGTACTCATTCCTGCCAGTGTCCAAGCCGCGTTGGTAAAGTCGTTGCTGTAGGTCAGTAGGTTGGTAAACCCCGGCTCAATAGCCAAGCCACGGTTTACACCGTCCCAAGACTCAAACGCAGGTAGTCCGGTTGCCAATGCAGTGAGCACGCCGCCCGTGATGTAGTTGCGCGTGCCTGCGCGGGTAAAGGTTATGCTGGCAGGCAAAGACGATGTAAGGTCTAAATTTAGGGCCATTGCGGGGCCAGATATGCCCGCACGCAGCATCAGCTTGAACAGCAAATTCATAGGTAGGCCCACTCATTTGCGCCAACGTGCAGCAGACCCGTTACAAGGTACTGCGCTGCCGTTGGTGCCGTGCCCCTCAGTGTCGCCCCGCTGCCTGCCCAGGCTACCGCGCCAGTGGTCTGCTGATATGCACCCACCGATACGCGATCACCAGCCGCTATACCTAGAACCGTGTCGCTCGGGATAGTGAGTGTTGCCGCCGCCGATACGTCGAGAATCTGGTCGAGGTCTGACGAATTTAGCGTTTTGCTTGCAGCTACCGGGACGCCCCGAGTGGTCGCAGTTTTGAAATCCGGCGTAGGGTTCGCGCCAACTTCAAAGTCCACAGTCGCACCAGCCGCAGCCGTTACTTGCACCACGTTACCCGGTGTATATGGCCCATATATAGCGCTGCCTGTGGCGTCAGTAGCCAATGCGCCGATATTCGCACCAGAAACAATAGCAAGCGTGTACGTGCCGACGATGGCTGATACCGCGATGCTTTCGCCGGTTGGTACTGGTACAACTAGGCTCTGACCGTTGGTGATTGTGCTGCTCATAGTGTTGGTCCTTGGTTGGTTTCTGCCGCATTGCGCGACTGTTCAACCGCTGCCCCTGCGCTGATCTGCGCGACGATGATGCGGGTTTGGTTTTCTTGGTCGGTCTTGTACTTGTCCAGTTCCAGCTTCATGCGCTCTAGCTCTTGCTGATGCATGGCCTTCATGGTTTCTCGCTCGGCATCGCGGGCATCGTTAGCCGCCTGAAGCTCTAGCGTTGCCTGTGTTGCTTGAATCTGGGCATCAGCCTTGATCTGCTCAATTTCACGGGCCATCTGTGTCTCAGCTTGGAACTTCTGAATGTCGCCCTGCTGTTCAGCTTGGAACTTCTGCGCCTCGCTCTGCGCCTTCATCTGCGCTATCTGGATTTCAATAGGCGGCGGTGGTGGAGGCTGTGGCGGTTGCTTGCTTGGGTCTTGGATGAAGTTGTCAACATCCTTAAAGCCTGCGTTCTCAATGACCTTTATGGAGGTGTGATACAGATGCTTCGGAGTGACCAGACCAAACTGCATAGCCGCTGTCTGCATCTGGTAAATGCTCATAAGCTGCGCGGCCTTCTGCTGGGTGTCGCCAGTGCCAAGACCAACGTTCACCGTCATATCGTAGCTATCGCGCCATTCGTTCGGGTCGTACTCAACAAACTCATTGCGCAGCCGGAACGCGAGCTTTTCCATGCCGCCATCGGTCAACAGCTTGAGAATGCCTTGGAAAATTGGCTTTAGCAGTGTCTCCGCTGCAATGCGAGCAATCAACTCTATACGCTGCATGGCTGCACTTTGGTCGATCTGCCTGCCTGTCGCAGTGTTGTTCATGCTGTCAGGGTTCAAGCCCTGAGAGGTGCGGGATACGCCCGTGCGATCTTCACGCATGCCCTTGACGTACTCCAGCCCTGGGCGGCTATCCAGCAGATCATCGATGTTTGCCAGTGGTGACCAATTGGCATCTGTCAACACCTTGGTGCGCGGGTTGTTGGTCAGATAGAGATTGTTCAGCGTCTGACGCAATAGCTCAGTGTGCAGCCTTTGAAGGTCGCTCACAGCCTCGGCCATGCTCATACCGTCCCATCGGTGCGTGTTCAGTATCGGGCTGAATGTGGCAATGGGAACGTGCGACGTTACCTCGCACTTGAGAATCTTGTCCTTCAGGCGGTAGACACATAAGCGCTCTGCAATCCCGTCGCCATCCTTGTCGGCCAAGACAAACTCCACTCGCAGCCAGCCCTCGGCCATCGAATCATCTTCGGTGTCAGAGTCTGCAAAGGCCGTGGATGCGTCTATCTGGTCCTTGGTGAATAAGCGCGTGTCTCCGTCTGCGCTGTACTCTGTTGTGTCGCTGGCCCTCAGTTCAGAAGGGTCGCAACTTAAGCCCATAGCCTGCAAATCGGTCATGTTCACGCGCATCATGCGTGCTACATAGGGGCAATCGGCTAGAAGTGGGCTAGTCCAGTCGCGCTCAACTAGCAAGTCTTCAGGGCTGAACGATTCCACCCGAATGACCGTCTTTTTCTCGGTCTTTTTGATGCGCCCGGTATACCCCATCATGGGCGTGCCGGTCATTAAGTCCATTTCTGGTTGCTGAGTTTGCGGGTTGATGACTGGTGCGGGGGTTGCCTCTTGAATCTCGCCATCTTCTGCGTCTTGCAGCAGCAAGGCGATCATTTCTTCGCTGGCGTTCTTGAACGGGATGCTTGAGACTGTTTCAATAGTCTCCTTGCGCCACATGGTCGCCGAGTTTTTTACCGTTAAAGCGTCTTTGAATGCCGTGTACAGCACCAAGAAACCATTGTTTTGCTTGAAAAACACATAGTTGCAAGCGTCAGTTGCCTGCTCTGCGCCTTTTACGTCCTCTTGGCGCGTAGGCTCAAAAGAAACGGCCTTGTCTGTGCTGGAAAATGTCTTGAGTAGCGCCGGGAGAATCCACTCCACCGTATCGGATACGTCTGAAGCAACAATAGTGCTCCAGTTATCGTCCTCGTTGCCGTATGGCTGGCGGTAATACTCGCGCAAAGAGGTTTCGCGCTCTGTCCGTAGCTGTCCGTTAACGTATGCTGAAGCGTTCTGCTCCTTGCGGTTCAGCAACTCCAACAGTTGGTCATCGTCCATCTTTGACATAGGTTCCCCATCGCAATCACTGCGTTTGGTTAGGAATTATCAAATTTGGTAGAACTACGCGACTGTTCGCCGTGCGCCGTACTTGATGGGCTTTGCGCTTACAGACGCCCCTACAGACTCAGCAACGATTGCCATTAGTCCAAATGAGTCTGAGCCGTGGCTTGACCAATCGTGGTTAGGGCCTAGTCCAATCTCTCGCTTCTCGTCCTGCTTTTCGTGATACCAGCTAATGGCCTCAAGTCCTGCGCTACAGCCTTCAGCGTCTATCCACAAAGACGGGAACACACGTTGACCAGCCCTAACACGCATCATTGCAGCGCCCTTGCCTTGGTTTGGCACAACTTCAACGGCATAGCCTGCGCTTTCGAACGCTTTCTTGTATGACACATCAAATACCTTGTCCTGTGTGTCGCCGTCATGCGGTAGCCATATGGTTGTATTGCCACCTATATAGCCGTTTTCTCGCAGCCATTGCATGTGCGCTGATGCTGGCTGGCCCACGGCTTCGTAGTACTTCAACGCGCGGCGCTCCAACCCGATGAACTGCGCGACCCAGATAGTGAAAGCGTCTGCCCTCTGGCCTGTGCCGCCAATGTCGCAAAACGCCCGGTAGCTCATTAGAGGGTCAGGCCCAACCCTGCCAATACGCCCCTCTGCCTTCGCCTGGGTAATGCTCTTGGCGTAGTAAGCACCCTCCACTACTCCAACGTAGTCGCCCTCCCATATGTGTTCGTACTGATCTGGGCGCTCTTCTAGGTCGCGTTGACGCTTGCGCTCCAGCACTGCGGGAAACTTGGGGTTATCGCGCCAATTGAGTACGCAACCCTTAACCCTTGGGTCTTTGGAGTGCCTAAACCGTTTTTCAACTGCGGCCTTTTTGCGCTTTGGGTTCCATGTAACCCATAGTTCGGCATTCCAAGCCTCTACGCCATCTCCGCCCTCTTCCCGCAATGTTGGGTCAAGTGTGTTGAAGGCCTCGTCTGTGACTGGCTCGGCCTCGTCAATCCAGCATATGAGAATGCGGCCCTTAGACTTGACCGACGCAATGTTGCGATCTAGCCCAACGAAAGCAAATTCTATGTTTCCATCGTGGCTCTTGATGTAGTTCTGCCCTACATCGTAGTAATCCTTGAGGAATTTCTCGTCCTCAATGGCGCGTTTTAGCTCTTCAAGCGAAGAATCGGCCAGGGAGTTCATGAACTGGCGTGCGCAGAGGATTATCCCCTTCTGCCCAGCCTGCCCGTACATGTAGCCGCGTATTGCGGCCATCTTTGCAAAGCTGCGCGTCTTTGCGCTACCCCGTCCACCGCATGACCAGCGTGTATCTGCTGGCCCATCGAAGACAGGAATTAGCTTGTCGGGGATTTCAATCTGAGTTGTTGCCACGCATGGGGACCAGTTCAACGCGGGTCACAGTAGTAAGGGGCTTGTCGGGGTCGCCCGATAGCTCTAGCTTGTCGCCATATATCTTTGGCAGCATCTTGGAAAGCATCCACTTTCGCGTATCAACTCGCAGGCGGTTGCGAGCTATGGCTGTCGGGCTTAGGTCTAGTGTGGTGTCTTCACCGTCATACCGCACCTGAACCTCTTTTTCGTCGGCGATGTCTATGATTTCGTCGGCTAGCAGCTTGTAACCAGTCTCGCGTGCGCACGTGTATTGTTTTTGGAAGTCTGCATTGTCCTTAGACCACTGGAGCACGGTGGAAGGCGTAAGCTCAAGCTCCCTACAGGCTGCGCGTAGGCTCTTGCCGTCCTCTAGCATGGCGCAAACTGCATCTGCGGCTACTTGGTTGAATGCCATCTGAGTTCCCCTTTAGGGATTGTTCATACAAACACATTGGGACTTGCCCGTCAGGGTGTGTTCTATTGCCCTTCTCACAATCTCCCACGCGGCGTAGTGAATCACCGTAAAAGTCACCGCCATTTAGCCGTGGCGGTCCCGTGCGGGTTTACGGGAATATGCGGCAACTTACTAGCAGCCCCGTTTGCCCTTCCCAGGCATTGGGTTTGGTTTCTTGGCTGGTTTCTTTTTGTCCATGCTCAGTCCTTGTTAGTTACAGGGCGTGCAGTCCTTTTGCTCATAAGCGCCAGTTTGTTGACTGAGCCCTGTAGTTTTATTATCGAATTTGGTAGAACTACCGGCAGTTGAATATCGAGCTAATGCCCTTGAGATTCCCCGCCACACCCACCCGGCTACCGGGGATGATGTACATAGACCGCCCGTTGTCGTCCCTATCTGCCATCACTGCGCGGATAAAGCAAAGGTTTTTCAGTGCCTGTCTTACCTGACCAATTGATCGCCCGGTAGAGTCTGCTATTGATTGCGGATTGCAGTTGCCCTGCTCTACGGATAGCAGGACTACGCGCATGTTTGACATAGGGCGTATGAATTTGAACTGTGTTTGTCCTTTTTTCATGCGTTCCCTTTATGCTTGCAGCCTTCACACTTCTTATCAGCCTGCCCTAGTGGTGTCTTGGTGTACTGGCACGATGTAGCGCCAAAGGTGACGATGGGTTTGCGGTTGTGGCATCCGTACTGGTTCACA